CCCATACGCCAAGCAGGTTGTTTGTTTGAACTTCGCGTTTTTCCACCTTTTTTCCTGTCGTAGTATTCACAGCCATATTGTTATTCTTTTGATAATAATTCTCGCGCAATGATAAACCATAATAACCTTCATTTGTTCCACTTTCTGTAAATACAGTCGCCTTCAATGCGTGTGGGCTAGCGTTCAAATATGCCTTTATATCCTTCATATCATTTGTTTGAATCTCAAAATTAACAGATGTTTTCCAATTTTGATATTCCTGTAATAATACCGAATTCAATATCTTTCCATTATCCGAAAACTTGCATCTCTCAAATAAAAACGTTTCAACATTATACAACTCGTTTTGCGGTGTTAATGTTTTTTTATATTCGACTTCTTTGAGTTTAATTCCCTGATAGCCGTGATTACGATCGATTCGTTTCGCCTTGAAACGAATGTCCATATAATTTTTTAGTGCGTGAAACATTTCCTTCGTCGGTTTCTGTTGATGCCATAACCTAAACCGGCCTTCTAAATGAACCGAACATTCTTCCACATCTGGCCTGACAATGCACATTGTATTCACAAATTCGGTTATTTTTTGCGTTGTCTCATCATCCGTAAGTAGTTCATTTTGGTATACTGATTGATCTTCTTTCGCGATCTTTTCCAATTCTTGTTTTTGTTTATCGAAGATTGCGCGTAGTTCGTTTAATTCTAATGTCTGTTTTGTTATTATTTTATCCTTGCGTTCGATTTCCGCAGTAAGCTCGGCGTGTGCACTTTCCAACTCTTCGTTTTTTTTAAGAACCTTATTAAAATTATCGATATTGTATATAGTTGAATGGATAATATCCGCAATATGAGTTTTCAACCGTTCAATCGTGAAATTGGTGCTGTCATATGCAATAATCTCCGTTTTATTCTTTCCACTGACTTCAATTGTCCGAATGTGGCGTTTGATTTTTGGGTGCGTTTTAATCAGATTTTCAATTTCAACCTTATTTTGAACACGAAATGCAGCAACGAGAATGAAATTGGTGTATTTTTTATGATGATCGGCAACTCTTGTACCAAGGTTGTTTGTATGTCCGAACTTAATCAGTTTCTCGTTTTCCGCATTTGTATTGTCGATTGTTCCAAAATAAACACATTCGGTATTCACAGGAAATTGGGTAATGAGCGTTTTTTCAACTGCACGCTGCTTTTCTTGTTTCAGGGTATTAGACGTAACAGTTAATGTGCTGATGATTGTGTTTTGTTGTTCGAGTTGCAAGCTTGATTGTTCGAGTTGCAAGCTTGATTGTTCGAGTTGCCTTCGCAATTCACTGGTTTCGTCGTCTAATACTTGATGGAGAACTTCTTCCATCTTCATATAATATTCGTGGATTTCGCCGGCCTTCTTGGTCTGGGCTTTCAAGCAAAGCAGCTTGAAACAGCGAATTGTTAATTTAATGGTTTGTTTATTTTGACCGCCATTTTTTGGTTTATTAGAACCAGACTTATTCGGCGAATGCACTGCTTGTTCTTCATCAATCTCGGATGATGATGAGACATTTTTATAATCCACATTGATTTTGAAATTATTTTCAATCAATCGAATAGAGTTATATTTTGAGGCGAACCCCAACCATCTCCAAACATCATCCAAATCGACAACGAAATCAATATTTTTGTCATAATTCAGATAACAGTAAAAACTACTGACAAATAATTGCTGTTCAAATGTTGTGAAATTTTCTTGCAACTTGGTTAGTAAAATGGTATTATACGTTTGAGACAGTTTCGTGATCGGATTCTTCTCGATAAGATCGACGATATTGAGAGTGGCGGTAGAATCGGAGGCAGCAGACATCAGAAGTGAAGGTATATGTTATACTATGTATATAGTAATGTCTTTAAGTTGTTTCCGCTTTTACAAATAAAAGAGCTTTTTATAAAAGCGGATTATACATTCAAATACTAATAAAATTCAAATACTAATCTAACTAAATGACTTTAGATTAGACTATCGAGATGTGATACATATTATATACTCTGGAATAATCGTCATTAAAATACATAATGCATCTTCAGTATAGAACAGACCAATAAATATAATATTATAAAATTTTAATTATCCGAAAACCGCTTTTCCACTATTTATAGTGTTGTATATCAAATCTTGCTTTTATTATACGAAAGCAAGATTTGATAATAATACTAATTTAAACTAAAAGCGCTCCGCCGAAATGAGAATCAAGATTTGCACCACACATCGTCTCATTAAATCTCCGCAACAATAAATCCCGAAAGTCAGTCTCACCACTTGCTCTTCTTCACGTTAATTTTCGGCCCTTTGCCCTTTGCACTCGCGGGATCATAAGGTTTGTCGTCTTCATCATCAGAACCGAGATTTTTCGAGATTTCCCAGAACTCTTTACTGCCCAGCTTGAATGGCCCGTGCTGTTGTGCCTTATACCAGAAGATTTGATCCTGTAATTTATTCGATTTCGCGTTATTATTAATGACGAGACACTCATAATTCTCAGTGCACTGATCCATCACCTGACAGAAGCTCTCAAATGTGGGGAACATACCCGCATAATTATCATAAATACGCTTGCGATTGGCAATGTACGGTTCTCGCAAAATAAAAACATAATCTATATTGGTTCTCAGGTTGGGCGGAATGCCGAGCGGATATTGCATTGTGATGACTAACATTATCTTCCAATGACGCCCGTTCATAAATAGCAATCGCATCATTATGTCCTTCGTCCATTTGTTGTCGTACAAACAGTCATCTAGAACGACAAACGTGCGCGGATCGATGGACGATTTTTTGTAAGCTTCCTGTTCCTTTTTTACTTGCTTAAGAACAGCTTTTTGGCGTTTGAGAATATTTTCTATAATTGCCGTATTATACGCGTCGTGAATGAATAGTTTTGGGACGTGGGCTGCAAAAAAGCCGTTTCCTGCTTCTGTGCCTGAAATGACCGTGCCGATTGGAATATCTTGGTGATGAAACATTAAATCCTGAACCAAGAAACTTTTACCTGTATCACGACGGCCAATTAATACGATAACGGGACCCTTGTTTTCATCGGGGCGAAAACTGATCGCCTTCATATCAAATTTTGCAAGTTCGAGATTCATTATGAAATGCTAAACCTTACTTATGTAATGAACTTAAATGATGATTATTATATCGTATAATAAAAATACAATATAATAATTTATAGCTTATTTAACGAACGAACAATGTATTCGTCTCGTGTCGTAATATAGATTACGTCCGTTTAATTTAGATATAAATATTCTATTTATCATTCATATCTAAGATAAAAAGAATAACCTTTATCATTTAGGAAATACACATTATTGTATAATCAATGTCGTCGCCAAAACAATTTAAATTGCATTACCGAAAACATAAACATACTCCTGAAAAAGTGGAAGCGGCCTTATTGTTCGATATTCAGAATTATATTCCATTGTATTCCCGGTTTTTCGATTTGAATGATGCAAATTATAATCAACTTCAGCTAAATCAACGATATTATATTCAAAATATCAATGAGTCGGTTAGTCAATATACGCCGGCATCGTCGGCTGGTGGTGGTGGTGGCAGCGGCGGCAGCGGCGGCAAAGATGCAAATGCTACATCTACTCCCAATTTGTTAGAAACTACCATTGTGGATGATGAAGGAAATTCCAAAAATGTGCCAATATTTGTAAAGTATTCTCCGCTACTTGACCCGATACGGTATTTATCCGGTAAATATGATGTCCTGGATCAAAGAACAACCGCGCTTCCCCAATTAACATCGACCGAAAATATGTGTAATGCAAAAATGATAGATAAAAACAATGCATCATATATTGACGGATTCTTCTCCTATTTGACGAGTAAAACTCTGCACAACCACGGAAATGTACACGGCGTTGATTATTATGGAAGTTACTTATGCAAGCAGCGTGAATTTTCAACCAATATCTACGACGACGTCGAGTATTTAATTGATTGTGCATTTTTTAATTCAAATGAGGAAAAACTGTTTACATTAGAATATCCGTTTGACGACGAATCAGAGGAAAATAAATCTAGTAATGGTAATGGTAATGGTAATGGTAATGTCGGTGAACTTGATGCCAATGGCGAAAAAGTCATCTATGCGCATCAAGCAATGAATATGCGAACAAAATTAAGAAAGATTATTGGAACTGCGCCATTAAATTTTAATCTTGATGAACAAGTTCTTAAGGGTGAAATTGTGGATACAATCGAAACAATCGATATTGAATCGTCGAATCCTACTAGTACCGGCGGTATTGTCGAAATCTCTGATTCTCTTGAGGAGATATTATTAGATGACGACGTGGCGTCATTTAATAAAGAAAGTGATTTGAATATAAAGGTGCGTAAAAGTAGTTATAGAAATAGCGACGGTTGCGATGGTGGGGCACCAGGCGAGAGTGAGGGCGATAGCGGCGACAGTAGTGATTCAGAATCATCTTTGTCACATTCATCAAACACAACTGCGTCTTCAGACCAATGCGACGAAGAAAACGTCATCGATCTTGATAATAATAATAACGACGCCAATACTGCGACTAGTACTGTCAAACATACAGGTGATGAACGCGGCAGCGAGAGCAGCGGCGAAAGCGACAGCGGCAGTGGCAGTGACAGCAATGCAAGCGGCGACGACAGCGGCGACGAGAGCGGCGACGACAGCGGTAGCGAAAGTGACAGTGACAGCGGCAGCGACGGTAGCTATGATAGTGACGACGAAAAAGTAATTGCAAAGATAAAGAATTTCCCTGTTCAGGCTATTTTGCTTGAGAAATGCGTTTCGACCCTTGATAATATAATGATGAATGACGAGCTTACGAGTGAAGAGTGGGTTTCCATTTTATTTCAAGTGATAATGACTCTTTTGATCTACCAACATATGTTTGAATTCACACATAACGATCTTCACACAAATAATGTTATGTTTATTGAAACCACCGAAGAGTTTATTTATTATTTGTACAATGACCAATATTACAAGGTGCCGACATATGGTCGTATTTTCAAGATTATCGATTTTGGTCGCGCAATCTATAAATTCCGCGGCGAATTAATGTGCAGTGACAGTTTTAATTTCAAAGGTGATGCCGCAACGCAATATAACTTTGGTCCATATTTTAATCCTAATAAGCCGGTTGTTGAACCGAATTATAGTTTTGATTTATGCAGGTTTGCGTGTGCTCTGTTTGATTATTTCATTCACGATATTCGCAAGATCGAAAAAGTGTGCAAATCAGACCCAATTGTGAATTTAATTGTAAAATGGACGATTGATGATAAAGGACGCAACGTTTTATACAAATCAAGCGGCGAGGAAAGATACCCCGATTTTAAACTATACAAAATGATTGCGCGGTCGGTTCACAATCATATACCCTCAACACAAATCAATGATCCGTTGTTCGACCAATATAAGATCACATATAAAAAATACAAGAAGCACGCAAATATAGCGGCAAAATTTCCAAAAGACGGAAAGAATACGCATATTTTTATTAATGTGGATGAGTTGCCGTGTTACAGTAATAGTGACGCCACTATTGCCAATGCATAAACAACTACCACACCACACCACCACCACACCACCACCATCACACCACACCACACCACCACCACCACCACCATCACACCACAATTCGGGTTATATGATATTATGCCGTACACATTTCTTTATATTTTGGCAACCCATATTTTGCAATGAATTCGATTTGACGCATTGTGTGGCCGTATGAACTTCCACTATGCCCTACCTTCATATAACTTTGGAATGTATTCACGGTCGCATCATCACTAAACATAAAACCCCGACCTTCCAACGGAGTATAATTATGAAGATACTGCCATCCGTCTATGCCGCGTTCTTTAAAACTCGCACTTTCCGTCGCTTCTACAATTGCATTCATTGCATCGCGCACCATATCGGCTGTCCACGAATCTTTCATAAACGACAAATCACATTCAATGACTTGCGAACGTGTTTTTGGCCAACCATATTTACTTGTATCATCATCATCAACAACAACACATACAGTATCGTCATCATCACCACCACCACCACCACCACCACGAAGACGTAACACCAAGTGCAATGTACTCTCCTTCTGAATATTGTAATCCGCAAGCGTTCGTCCGTCTTCTAGTTGTTTTCCTGCATAAATCAGGCGCTGCTGATCGGGTGGGATGCCTTCCTTGTCTTGGATTTTAGCCTTGATGGATTCGATCGTATCAGATGTCTCGACCTCGAGGGTGATTGTTTTTCCTGTGAGGGTTTTAACGAAGATTTGCATTATAGGAAAGTCGTAACCTAGTATACCTAGTATATCGGTATGTGTTTAATTCAATTTATCGAATAAATGGGCATCATTTATCTATGAAATACTAATGATATATGAAATAATAATTATTGTATTATTATATTATATACAATATAAACATAGCAATATAGTACTACGTATATAATGTCGGAATTTTGTGATTTCGTTAGTGATGGTGAAGAGAATGATTATCAAGAGAATTTCGAGGTGGGAAATGAAGACCCGGTGTCGGTGCCAGAACCAGCGCCAGAACCAGCGCCAGCATCCGTTAACGCAATAACAATTGATGGAACAACATACGATATTACTAATTTTGACCATCCAGGTGGAAATGTAATTCATTATGCGCGCGGGCAAGATGCAACAGAGGTATTTCGTGAATTCCATTATCGGTCAAAGAACGCCAGACGTGTTTTGCAATCTTTGCCGCATCATCCGGGATCTGGGTCGGGTTCTGGGTCGGGATCTGGGTCGGGGTCGGACCTTCCAGAAATGACACCCCGTCAACAAGAAATGACAAATGATTTCCGTGAAATGCGCACAACCCTTGTGAATAATGGTTGTTTTGATGCTGATTTGCTTCACGTATATTTTCGTCTAATGGAAATCACTTTTTATTTCGGGCTGGGGGCGTTTTTAGCGGCATATAATGTTTATGCATCCTTGCTTTCGTTTATTATTTTCAAAACCCGTTGTGGTTGGGTACAGCACGAAGCAGGACATCTTAGTTTGACCGGAATTAAGAAAATCGACCACGTTATTCAGAGTATAACAATGGGATTTGGCGGAGGAGTCAGTTCCTCAGTATGGAACTCAATGCATAACAAGCATCACGCGACACCGCAAAAAATCAAACACGATATTGATTTAGATACAACGCCGGCGGTTGCCTTTTTTAAAACCGCATTCGAGGAAAATACAAATGGGCCCAAATCCGCGAAATATATGAATCGATTGTGGATGCGATTTCAGGCGTGGTCATTTTTGCCGATAGTCAATGGAATTTTCGTGCATTTGTTTTGGACATATTATTTGCATCCGCGGAAGGTCGTAGGTTTGGGTCTCGGACAAAAGACAGGGGCCGGGACCGGGACCTTTGCCAATGTAAAGATACTTGAGGCAACGTGTATAGTATTATCACATTTGTGCATACCTGCAATCTTTTACTCCTACGGAGGTCATTCATTGATTATGTCTTATTTTCTCCTGATGGTTTGTAATTTCTGGAATTTCGTCTATTTGTTCGGACATTTTTCGTTGTCTCATACATTTACAGATGTTATTCCTGAAAATAAGAACCTTCTTTGGTTTGAATACGGAATTCGTCATAGCGTGAATATATCGACCAAGTCACAATTGGTTGCTTGGGTTATGGGGTACCTTAATTTTCAGATTGAGCACCATTTATTTCCGTCGATGCCACAGTATAAGAATGCAATGGCTGCGCCGTATGTTCGTCGTTTTTGCGAAAAATGGCACAACCCCCGCGGCTGCGACGGTGACCTCGAATATAAAGAAGTCAGCTATCTTCAAGCGTGGTGGCGGATGTTTTCTAATCTAAATGAAGTTGGAAAACATTATTATGAAAATGGTATTGACACGGATCACGAAAAGCTGGATTGAACAATGCCGTGTCGACTGACACAATGTACGACGGCGGGGCGACGGCGGGCGACGGCGGCGACGGGCATTTAGAACCCGGGTGTATCCACAAATACGGATGGCGCAACATTGCTACTAGATGCTTCCATCTTGTCCAATAACTTGAATTGATCAAGTACATATACACCCATAATCGATGAAATGCATACGACAATTGTGTCGCGAATTAAGACCTTCATCGGTTTTTGTGAGTCTGTATCTACAAACCGCATTTCTAGGAATTTAATAACAAAATAAATTGCGCCGATTACTGCACCCACTAAAACCAGGTTATTTCCGGCAATTGTTCCTGACATTGTCTTAAAATAGTGCTAAATAAATAGATAATAATAATAATAATAGAAGAATGGCCTATACATATTCATTCACTAAACATATTCATATTTTATACGAATTGTATAAAATATCATAGTCGTAGACATATTCATATTTTATACGAATTGTATAAAATATCATACTCGTCGGCCGTACTCGTCGGCTGTACTCGTCGGCTGTACTCGTCGGCTGTACTCGTCGGCCGTAGCCATTCCATTCTATTATGCGGCAGCGTCGGCGGCATCTTCATACGTCACCAATTCTAATATTGTTGGAAACATATAAATCGAAACTTGATATAATCCAGCAATAATTAAAAAATATCCAAATACGAGTAAAACATCAAGACCGCCTATTTTAGAAAAAAATGACACTATTCTGCCTTTGAAACTGTCATCACCTGCATTTTCACTGTTATCAAAAATGATTAAAAGTGCAATTATGATAGGAATAAATACAATAATTACAATAGTGTGATTATGTTCTCGCGGTTGCTCCATTACAGTAAAATATATAAAGTTATTATTTTGCATTACAATACTTCAATTCCGTCTAATAACGGTGGCGCATTAATATTTTGACCCATACCCATATTCAAGGAATGAATATCCAGCGTATCTAAATGAATATCATCGCCGATCTGCAATCTATCATTGGAATCTTCATCGTCTGCATCATCGTGGCTTGCGTATTCGTTTTTACGTTCACTAGAATCTGTTTCGAATGTTCGAATATCATTATCACCAAATGATACGCCTACATTGCCACCCCCTCCACTGGTCGCGCTAACATCAGCGGCGGCAGCACTTCCGTTCAATTCTCCCACAAAATCCAGTTGCTCGATCTGGTCGTTTACGGTTTCCGAACCGCCGCCACCACCACCGCCGCCGCCACCACCGCCACCACCGCCAGTGATGTCGGTTTCACTACCTGAATCATCGCCACCTTCACGATGTCTGCGACGTCTTGTAGAATGATGGGTTCGTCTTCGCGCCGAGATATTCGCCGCCTCTTCAGAAATAATAGGTTCTTGCTTAATGACTTCTTCGTTTTCAGTCACTTCTACAACATCCTCGATCGAATCTTCTAAATACATTTTAATCATTTCCTCCACCGGAATATTATCACGAATTGTATTAAAAATGCTCTCCTTGACAATGATCTCAAACTCGCGGTTATTGCGCTGCACATTTAACGGGTGAATTCCCTTTTCAAAAATATACACGTTGGAATAAAGCTTGCGCGCACTATTCACATAAATCTTGTGGATAAAACTCGACAAATCCGGTATTTTAATATCTATCTTCTTCTGTTTGTTTCCAACACGCATCGCCGTCATACATTTCAAGTGAATAATATGAACACACGTAATCAAGTCTTCTAAATAACCACACGTGCTTTTGTCTTTAATGCGCGCAGTTTCTTGTTGGATAATTGTCGGGTTCCATTTTGGAACTCTCGAGAGAAAATTCTGAAACGTCATTAGATATTTGTCGCTCTCCTTATTAGAAACACACAATTTCATTGATTCATCGAAAATTGACCTAAATCCCTCCTGAATCAGTGGAGCCAGAATATTAACCAACCGAGACGCCCATTCATTTTTAGATTCGTGCAGCGAAATCACCGAATAATCGTCCATTGCAGCAGTAGTAGTAGCGCAATTTACATAAATGATATATTTTCTAAACTCATTTTACAACGAAATACAATAAAATGTATTACAAATAGTATAAGTAGTTTTTCATTTCTAAATTCTCGCCGCACTTTATCGAAAATGATCAAGAGTTCATATTTTTTCATTTCATTCATCGGGCTTTTATGCACAAACTCTATAATATCTAATGCACTATATCCCTGTTCATATAAATCTCTCGACATCCGCGCAATATTACATTTATTATCCTGTGTCTCATCTGTGTTATCGCTTTCGTCATCCGTATTTTCGGTGTAATAAGAATGGATTGTTATACGTTGTTCGAGAGATTTTATCCGATCTTCCTTGGTTGTGTCTACATTATTCTTAGTATCAATAAAAAATCTATGAAGATTTGTAGGTACGCCATTAATAATCGGGTCAGGAACATATATGTCGCAGAATCTCGAGAGAATCGGCTTCAGCAGACTATCCTTGTTTTCAACCACAATAAAAAAACGCGTAGAATAACTGAATAATTCGATGCATCTACGTAAGGCGGATTGCGCGTCGATTGTTAATTTATCCGCATTTGTGAGGATTACCGACTTGAAAATACTGCCATCCTGTAAATCAATATTCGTCTTTGCAAAGAATTTTAACTCCTCTCTAATAAACCGAATTCCTTTACCGTGTGCACAATTCGCCTTCATAACATAATTCCTTATCGATGTTTTGTCTCCACCATAAATAGACGATATAAATTGGTGCAATATATGTGTTTTTCCGCAACCGTGCGAACCATAAAAAATAATATTGGGGATCTTTCTGTTTGCAATAAAATATTCTAGTTTGTTATGGATTTCTTGATGGATTGGAAGTGGATGTTCGAGAGATTTCATTGACAGACGGATGATTACGTATTCTGTTATTATTTATGGTTATGGTTATTATCAATGATACTATAATGTTTAATATATTTTATCATTGTACGCGCGTCATCGGTCCGGTCTATCAGTCCGATTACAGATTAATGGTTGGTTCATATGGCTTAACCCCCGACAGTGCATTGGGGTTATTGCTTTTGCCGTCATTTACTTGTTCAGTGCCATCCGTATAATAGTAATTGGTAGTATAATAGTAGTTTGTAGGCCTTGACGCGAGAGAATATACCGACTCATCTTCATAGGATTGCCCATTGTATTGTCCAAGATAAGCGGTAGCCGCAGGTGTGCCGTCTTCATAATAATACGCGTTGTGCTTATTTGTGCGTTTGTTCGACTGTGGATCATCCGGGTCAATCCAGTTGCCAACAGTGCGAATTACATTGCCCGCTGCATCTCGAATACCGCCAAATAACCCGCGCCGTTGTTCACCGCCTTGCCCGCCTTGTCCGCCCGGACCGCCTTGCCTGCTATTATTAAAGTTTCGCGTAACACCTCTACGATAAATGTCGGTCTCATCGCCGGCTAACGGACTTCCACTCGAGGTTGTCGCAATTTCATCATATCTCGAACGTGTGGTCGAAAGAAGGTTCTTTTCGATTTGAGATCCATCCGGTAAATAGGTTGCCCAGCGAATTACTTTCGCACAATCAGCGTCAATTCGGCAAGCGTCTGAGCCAGATTGACCCGGATTATTGCATTTCCACGGGCACTTCTTCATAAGAAGAATATTATTTCCATCGGCGGATTTCACCAAGTTTCCGCTTACATCGGTTTTGAATATATTCTGGCAATTTCCTTCATTGGATGAGAGCGTGGATGGTTCAGTGCATTTCTTTATGTAACCGTCATCACCATACCTCCACGCAGAACCATCAAACCACGAATCAGGATGACTCGCAATGAGCCTATTTCGGATTTTCACGGCAACGTCATATGCATCCTGTGCGGCCGTTTTTTCGCTCGCACTCGCATTCCTTAATTTGGTCCACGCGGTTTCATACGCCTTTTGTGCATTAATCGCCCACTCACTTTGACGTTTTACATCTGAAATAAGAACCGATGATGCCGCGGCGGTTACATACGTTGTTCCGTCACTAGCAGTTCCCGATACTGTAGACGACGACGCAGGAGAAGCCGCAGATCCACCGGTAATTGCCGGAAACGAGTATATACCTCTCTCATACATAATATCCGCACTGTTTATCGTTTGAATGGCGACAATCTGCGAATCGTTCACTTGAGGCTTTTCGTTTGCTGGTGTGGTCAAACCGCCGAATTCTAGCGTAATTTGTGTGCCGGCCGGTATTGCTGATGATAATGTCGGAATAAAGGTGATGTTCGTTTTAGAGTAATAGGACGCTGCCGCATTTATATTGGCCGCGGAATATTGCAATGTGCCACTAGTAAATGACGTACTCGCGGGCGTTGTTTCGGCCTTTGCGGTTGTAATATTAACACCGCCAGAACTTTGTAATAATTCGGGAATCTGCACTACAAATTTATCGCCATTTGCAAATGTATTTGTCAATGTAAATACCAATTTGACGTACACGGGCGAACTTACTTTTGGCAAAGTTGCTTCATATGGGGGGACATACACTTTAACGACCGGGTTTACTTTCATTTTTCTGCACGATTCCGGGAATCTGGGGTCTTTTTTACTCGATGCAATCGCTGGATGCAATATATCAAGAACGGTTGTGCTTCCGGTCGTTGATGTAGTTACTGTAATTGTGCCAGTTTGCCCAGTTCCGGCGTCCACCGCGGGACCTAATTTCAGATTGTATATCTTCAATACATACGTGCCGGCAGGAACAGCCGCGCCACCGCCAACAATATATTTGAGTCTCGTTGGAGCATTCGCCGGGTCAAATGTGATGGTTCCGCCGGTTGCCCCGGTATCCACGCGAACGCCGTCATTGGTAAATAACTTGGCACTTAATGTGCCGGAGTCCGTGGAAAGCAACGGTACAAAATACCCGGTAGGAAAATTCACATATATTTCGCCGGCGGGGATTGCAGATACTGGAGGCGGCCCAGCCGAGGCTGCTACGGCAGCAGGCATTGCTTGTGCAGTAGTCAATGAAAATGGAATCCCGACTTCCGAAATGATGGTTCCAGTAACCATATTACAATATGTGCGTTCATTTGAAGCATCTGGTAACATTAAACTTCCCGTAAATCCTTCGATTACACCAGTTCCATATCCTTCTGCTGGCGCAATCCAGCCGCCAAATCCGCCATTTCTATATGTTCTTGATATCCATATACTCACTAATAATACCAACAATAATGCAAATATTATTGTATATTTATCTTCAAAAAATTTTGATATATTTATCATTTATGTAAATGTACGAAAATTACTACTTATATGTAATGAAATAAAATATTCTATGATTTCGTTGGTTATATATAACTTATTGGTTATATATATCTTATATAATATTTTACGACAGGGTATGCGTATCCGTATCAATATGTTTGTAAGCTATGCGTATACGGATTTTGTCTAAATGCGTTCAATATATCCGGGTTAATTCTCTCGTTGATCGTGCTTTCATCGTAACTTTGCGGCATCGTCATCTTGCCGTGAATATCGATACTTGGAATCATCGCAGGCGCATTTGTCGGTGCCATTGTTCGGTGGTTCAACCTATCTGCGTCTAACCGGTCGATTTGCACATTTGTATTTGAATTAAAGAGTGACATTGCGCCGTGATTTGTAATATTCTTGTACGTCTTATTGACATTATTACGCTGGTTATATGCAGCATTATACACTTGGTTGCCCATTTGCGTAACTGAGCCGCCAGGGCCTCCTAAATAGTCAACTGATGTGGTCGCGCGTTCTGTTTCGACTGGCGAATTTTGCGAAATCAGATACCCTGCTGCTGCCTGTCTCTCTACATTTAAATGGTCAAAACCGACAAGACCAACTGTCGTCTCCTTAATCGTGGTTGGCGCTCTATCCGCCGGATTGAACATTGCACCGGCACTAACCGGCATCTTTGCATTCTCATACGGACGCAGATTTCCCACGGAATTTTCCTTACGCGATGGCTTAAGTATATCCAATAATGGCGCAACAACTGCACGCATCGCCCCGTGAATACCGCCCATTTCATTGGGGCGAACGGTTGTTCTATTGTTATGCGTAAATTTATAGCTTAATCTACCAAAATCCGCCTCAGTTGCTACATTTCTCTCGGCAGCGTACGGATTAATCATCGGTTTTCCGTCATACACTTCCCTCTTCGGATCTTCATAGTTCTCTGGGGCATACATTGCAGCAGCACCTGTGGTCGCCGTCACACCATAATATTCGGTGGTCGTTGTCGAGCGGTTGCCGTCTTTATCCATTTCAATCGGGCGCAATGTTTCACCCTTTTCAAGACCCGTCGTCGTAAACCAGCGGTCGGGTGTATTGATAAAATATGTGTCCGGAAGATGCTTCTCCATTCGTCCTAAAGTTTCCGTAGTTGGCGCAGTTTGAATATAATGCGCAGCTGGACCCTGAAGCCCCTCAAGCGAATACGAATGTTTTGGGTTCGTTTTTACGCGCAATTCATCGACCCCGCGATCGATCCATTTCTCTCGCGATTCCATTCCAGAATTAAACCCAAGTGCACCTTGGCTGCCATATCCCTGGTCTAAACCCGGTCCGACGCGCACTTCTTCCCACGGCTTAACATTGGAAATCTTCATACTCGGAAGAACACGCGACTGATAAAAATCGCTCTGGTTTGGCATACCATTTGGCAAATGAAGATTATCGTGTGGTGTAAATAATGGCGCCTGTTCCGTTTTCGATACATATTGTGAACCGGAACCAACTTTACTATCAAGGAGATTTTCGTTCATATTCGCCCCCGACGAAATTCCGCGTATTTTGGCACCATAATACGGTGCCATATTGTTATGTTTAAAGTTGGTTAAATCTATCTTTTCGCCCATCAATGATTGAAACCCGTCTTTCGCGTACTTGTCGCCGAATTGGGTACCGGTGCCTCCGACGCCTTCGTATGTCTTTGACGGCGCGATTTCCGACATCGATGAATTGGAATTCGTGGTTCCACCAGTTCTCAATATGCCTACACCTCCTACTCCCCCGGCGACACCTGCTGACATTTTATCAAAATCCACATTTCGCGCATAATATCGGTCGGTTGGTGTATTCGGGTTCGCATAATCATTTACATTTGATCCTGTTTCTGGGCGAATCACCGGATAATTCGTCGTTGGAATTCGCGTATTCGGCAAATAATTCGTATTTGAACGACCCATATTCGTCGACGACATCATACCTTCTTGGGTTTTCAAGTTTCCATTTTTCTGATTCGATGCAATGTATGCTGCGCCAAGTAATAACGCCCCAAATGCTAATTCAGCCATTTCTACTTATAATATGTAATTTAATTATGTCTCGAAATGTTATGAATGTTATGAATGATATGAATTTATTTCTATTATATTAAAAATATATTATATCTAGATCTTGTTTGATAAATATAATATATATACGGAATAAAATCAGTATTATGAAAACAACGCTTCGCCGCTAAACTGGCGAAAATCACCTACACTAGCTACACTGCAATTATCGCCACTGCAAGCAGTTCCAAAACCATTCACACCTAAGCCGCGTTCAGTAGTTCGCCTATCTCCGACCATTCCTTCCAATTCAGGATTACGGTTTGACGGATGCACTGCAAAATATGTATCATCACGTAATGATGCACTGCTGCTGCTGCCGCCATTGCGGCCGTTCGACGTAACTGACGGGACGAAATGATCTTTCTCTAAAATGCGCGTGCTAAGATTATTATTAAATGGCATAAACACGTTTTCTTGTGGATCAAAATGC